AACATATTGTTTCTATAACTTTGCCACACTTTGTGGCTTAAAAAAACGATAAGGAGACTTTTTATGTCAAGAACTACACTAGAAAAAGTACTAGAACTTCTTATCAACGAGGAGCGTGAGGCAGCAGAAGAACTGTTGCACGATTTTATCGTTGAGAACGCTCGTCAAATCCACGAAGAACTTCTGAGAGAAAGTGACGAAGTTGTAGAAGAAGACCTTGAGGATCTAGACGAGTCAGATGAAGAAATGCTGGACGGTCTGGAATCAGACGATTCTGAAATCGACACTGAGGAATTCTATGATGAAGACGAACTAGAAGATGAAGAAGCCGTAGACGACCTAGAAATGGGCGACGATATGGGTGATGATAACATCGAAGGTCGTGTGGATGATATCGAAGCAGCACTTGCAGATTTGGAAGCAGAATTCGAAAGAATTATGGCTGGCGAAGAAGAAGAAGGGCATGACTTCGGAGACGAGGATGAAGTAGGCGGCGACGAAGGCGAAGATTTCGGCGGCGATATTGAAGCAGACTTTGGTGACGAAGATGAAGACGAAGTTGAAGAATCATTTGATCTAGACCTAGACGAATCAGAAGACGAAGATTTGGTTGAATACGTAACAGCAGTATCAGCTAAGCCAGGCGACAACGGTGTAAACACCAAGTCCCCAACACTGGTAAACCCAAAGCGTCCAGGTGACGACTCGAATGCGAAGCCAATTCGCACTAACGACGGCAACACTTCTGGCGGCAAGGGTGAAACACCAAAAGCAATTTCAACTGGTAATGTCAACGTTTCAGGCAATGGCAAATCGCCAGCTTGGAAGGGTCAAACTGCAAAGCCAGGTGATGATGGCGTAAACAAGAAGTCACTTCTATAATAGATTGACAGTAATTAAGGGGTAAACAAATGGCTATTCTTATTGAAAGACTATCCCACAATCAGGCGAACGTAAAGTCACGTATCGTTGAGGGTGAGAACGGCGAAAGGAATATGTTCATGGAAGGCGTCTTTGTGCAAGGTGGCGTAAAGAATGCTAATCAGCGTGTTTATCCAGTTCAAGAAATCGCCAGAGCAGTGGAAAGCGTACAGCAAAAAATTACTGACGGTTTCCCAGTTCTAGGCGAATGCGATCACCCACCGGAATTGACGGTAAACGTTGATCGTGTTTCTCATATTATTGAGAGCATGTGGATGGATGGTCCAAATGGCTTTGGCAAGTTGAAAATTGTCCCAACACCGATGGGCAATATCATCAGAACATTGATCGAGTCGGGCGCCCGTTTGGGTGTTTCGTCCCGTGGTTCGGGTGAAGTAGACGACCAAGGCAACGTAAGCAATTTTGATATTGTTACGGTAGACATTGTTGCACAACCTAGTGCTCCAAATGCTTACCCAAAAGCAATATACGAAGGACTAATGAACATGCGTGGTGGTTACAACACTTGGCAACTAGCACATAATGCTCATCATGACAAAGCTGCACAAAAGTATTTGTCAGAACAATTAGTTAAGTTCATTAGAGAACTTAAACTTTAATAGGAGAACCAACAATGGCAAACGAAATCCTTGCTGGTCTTCTTGAGTCGGGTGTGCTGACCGAAGAGGCAAGCACAATGATTAAAGAGGCTTGGGAAGCAAAACTAAACGAAGCAAGAGAGGAAATCACAGCCGAGTTGCGTGAGGAGTTTGCACATAAGTTTGAACACGATAAAGGCGTAATTGTGGAAGCAATGGATAACATGCTTTCAGAAGCAATTCGCAAAGAAATCGCTGAATTTCAAACAGACCGTGCAAGCCTAATCGCAGAGCGTGTTGCATATAAAAAAGCAATAAAAGAACACGCTGCGGTACTTCAAAAATTCATTACTTCTCAGCTAGTAGCCGAAGTCCGTGAACTACGTCAGGACCGTGCAAAGATGAACGAAAGCTTGGACACTACCAAGTCATTCGTTGTAAAACAGCTTTCACGTGAACTTGCAGAGTTTCACAAAGACAAGCGTGAGTTGGTGGAAACCAAAGTACGCATGGTTGCAGAAGGTAAAACGATCCTTAACAAAACTAGGGAAAGCTTTATCAAACGTTCAGCAGAATTGGTCGAAAGAACAATCACCAATACACTACGTTCGGAACTAACAACGCTAAAAGAAGACATTCAAGCAGCTAAACAAAATGAGTTTGGTCGCCGTCTTTTCGAAGCATTTGCAGGTGAATTCATGACTTCTCAAGTCAACGAAGGCACTGAGTTGTCAAAAATGAACACAAAGCTGGTCGAAAATGCACGTAAGGTTGCAAAGCTAGAAAAAGTGATCAATGAAAAAGACGCAGCGATTGCTAACGCCGAAAAGAGAGCGCGTATCCTAGAAGACAGAATGAACCGTAAAGCAGTTCTAGAAAGTCTACTATCACCGCTAGCTGGCGAAAAGAAAAAAGTGATGACCTCACTTCTTGAAGGTGTCAAAACTGCCGAATTGAAAACTGCATTTAAGAAATATCTTCCTGCAGTTCTAAATGAAACAGTCGCAGAGACCAAAACCAAACAAACACTAACTGAAGGCAAAGTCACAGAACGCACTGGCGACAGACAAGTTTCTGTTACCCAGAGTGGCGATGCTGATATCGTCGTGCTAAAGAAATTAGCCGGCTTGAAATAACCAGATTACAGGAGAATAAAAAGATGGAAAATCTTTTTGAAGGAAAAAACTGGGACTCAACTCGCGAGGCACTTCTAGAAGGCCTAGCAGGCACTAAGCGTGACGTAATGTCATCAGTCCTTGAAAACACTAAAAGAGCGATCACTGAAAGCGCAACCGCTGGCGCAACCCAAGCAGGTAACATTGCAACTCTTAACAAGGTAATTCTACCAGTTATTCGTCGTGTTATGCCAACTGTTATTGCTAACGAAATCATCGGCGTTCAGCCAATGACTGGCCCAGTTGGTCAGATCCACACTCTACGTGTTCGTTATGCAGACAACGCAGGCGCAACAACTGCTGGTTCAGAAGCACTATCACCATTCGATATCGCAACTGCATACTCAGGTAACGGTACAAATGCACCACTACCAACAGCAACACTAGAAGGCGCTGCTGGCAACCGTATGTCAATTCAGGTTCTAAAGCAAACTGTTGAGGCTCGCACACGCAAGCTATCAGCACGTTGGACTTTTGAAGCTGCACAAGATGCAAACGCAATGCACGGTCTAGACATTGAAGCAGAAATCATGGCAGCACTAGCTATGGAAATCACTGCGGAAATCGACCAGGAAATCCTAGGCTCACTAACAAACCTAGCAACTGCTGGCGCTGCATTCGACATGGCTGGTTCATTCACTGGCGTTCCAACATTCGTTGGCGACCGTCACGCTGTTCTAGCAACTCTAATCAACCAGCAAGCAAACCTAGTCGCACAGCGCACTCGTCGTGGTGCAGCAAACTGGGCAGTTGTTTCACCAGCAGCACTAACAGTGCTACAGTCAGCAACTACATCAGCATTTGCTCGTACTACTGAAGGTACTTTCGAAGCACCAACAAACACTAAGTTCGTTGGTACTCTAAACGGTACTATGCGCGTGTACGTAAACACATATGCTTCTGACACTGCTCCAGTTCTTCTAGGCTACAAAGGCCAAGGCGAAATTGACGCAGCAGCGTTCTATTGCCCATATGTTCCACTAATGTCATCAGGCGTTGTAGTTGACCCAACTACATTCGAACCAGTCGTGTCATTCATGACTCGTTACGGTTATGTAGAACTAACAAACACTGCATCGTCACTAGGCAACGCAGCAGACTATCTATCAAAGATCACTGTTGCAAACCTAGCATTCGTGTAATAGTTAGATATTTTTCTAATAAGATAACCCAGGAGGAAACTCCTGGGTTTTTTGTTTTTTTTAAACTTCGTAGTTTTTGATAAATAAGATAAAGTTGATCTTATGTAAGGATAAAAAATGGCAGAGCAAATAAAATTTGGAGACAGGCTATTCCTGAAAGGAGAAAAAGTTATAATTGATAATGGTGAACAACCTGCAGTCATAGCTTCCAAAAATCAAAATCTTGTTATCGAAGGTCAAATTGATATTAATCAGGGTTCTATAGACGGGACTGTAATAGGTGCAGACACCCCAGAGTCTGCAAATTTCACGTTCATAGCAGGCGACGGAACTGATATTAGAAATGTGCTGACACATTATACTACTGACGATCTTGTTGAAGGTACTGGAAATATGTATTTCACCAATGAACGTGTGGACGACCGAGTCAATGATTTTTTGATTACTGGCTTTGGGTTGTCTAAAGTATATGACGATGAGTTTGACGCCATTTCATTGGACATTGCAGCTATGAATGTTGGCGCTGGTGCTGCGGTGTTCTGTGATGACATACCAAACGTGCTTACATTTCG